TAAAACCTCTGGCATTTTGCATTCTCCTTTGTGGCGCATACATCAAGAGTGAAACCAAACTCACGGTTTAGTTCGTCGAAAAATCTCTGCGGAGTCCCCCATTCATATTTTCCGGTTGTGTTGTCTGTAAAATTATTCATCCAAACATCTCCCTGCGTTGTCGTAGTATGGAGTCATGGCTTCCTCTCGTAGTAAGAAACAATCATAACATTAACTCCTGTTTTGCTTTCACAATCCAATACGCTTGTTGTATCAGTGCCGCATCTGCCTGTGCAATCCTTACCTCCCAAGTTTCAAACGGGTCTCGTGGAATAGTATTGGTCATAGATCGCTTCCCCTTTAACCATTCCAAGGCTTCTTCGTAGTTCATGGCTTCCCCCTCTCGTAGTGTAACGGTAGAATCTCATGTGTCAGTTCTCAAACCATATTCAGTTGCACAATCAAAACAATATGGTTCACCATCGTCATCAAAATATCCATCTTCCTCACAGAAGGTTGTCGGTTTATCACACTTACAACATATTTGTAATGTCCCAGGATAATTTCTGGCGTTCCATTCTTCGTGATTATCTTGCGTCATTGCATGTCGTTTCCCGCCCGGCCATGTGTTCATCACTTCCCCCTCTCGTAGTATGAAACTATCCTGTACCAGTTACTCACCGACCCACCAGACCGATTATTGACAATACGATACAGTGAGATATAGGTGATTCCGATTCGCCAGGAAAGCTCCCGAAGACTAAGCACCTTCAGATCCTTCGCCATTTTCTTTTTTAATGCCCCAAAGGGTTCTATTTTTTTCATGGCTAGACCGTATCAGAGTTGATAATCTATTGCAAGCATTTTTTTCTTGCATGTATCCTTATAATGTGCGACTGTTGACGCAAGCTATTTCAAAGATGAAAATACTTCTTGACATAGTGGAAATACTCTGATAGCCTACAGTCAACATTAGGAATCAATAAATCAGGGAGGGGATATCATGACACATCCAGCAGACGAAATAGTAAACACATTAAAGCAGGTGACAGACAACGAGGCAACGAGATCCCCGTGGTGGATGATTCTCGACCCGCAACAGAACATGCCTTGTGACGTTCATTGGCTTGCCAGTCAGATAACCGGGCCTTTCTTCTGCCGTGTGGATGCAGAGGATTTTCTGAAACGCACTCGGTATAACTTTTCCAGCAGGGCATGCGTCTATTGCCATAGTGGATGTTATTCTGACAAATACGACGATCTTTGTAAACAGATAGGCAAGGTTTAATCATGAGAGAATTCACCAGAAATCAATTACTAGCAAGAGGGGTAATCATCCTCGCCCTCGCCCTAATCTTGATAGGGCATACCATCAAAGCAAATGCCTATCACAAGGAATGGGCCGCTGACTCCTGCATGGAACGCACAGCTTATGCCTTTGAACACTCCAAGGCTGATTGTGCTTGGCTTGGTATCATGCCCGACAAAAGGTGGCACGTACAGGCCAAGGAGGGCGAACGGTGGCTTGTTGTTATCGGGTCATGGGTAGAGCCGGGAGCGCGGGAGGATTTTGTGCCGGCCATGAAAATGTCTCGGGAACAGTATGCCGATTATTATTTCAAGGTACGGGGAGAATATCCTAATTATTGGAGGGAGAAATGAGTGATACATTTAAAGTGAGGGTGACAGGGGCATGCCATGAGCATTGTTGGTATAAAAACAAAATTGGGCAAAAATTTGATGTTCAGGAATATTCGGGAAACATGGTTACTATCAAAACCGGGAGTGGCATTTACAAATCCGACTGCGAAATCGTGGAGGACAACATGGAAACATACAAAGTAAACGGAGTGACGTACGGACTCAAGAAGGATATCACGGTAAAGGCGCTGATCCTGGCTCATGCGAGGGATGCGGATGTTTTGCATTTTATTCCTGATTACCCATACTTTGCCTCCATCCCCCTCAAGGTCGCCCTAGACTACGCAGACTCATTCACCTGTAAAGACAGAATCCAATGGCTCGTGAAGGTGGGGCTTACGGAGGTGGTTGAGGAAGAAGCGAAACACGTACTAATAATGAATGTATATGAAGATTCAGGAGTATCATTTTGGGATGGTGAACTGTGTGTTTTAGATGCCTCCCTAGTTATTAAAAATGGGAGGGGGCGTATCAGTCTTGATGAATTTGATTATTATAAACAAGGCCACAACTTGATATTTACAAGGAAGTAACCCACTGCCCTGTACGTGACGGGAGGGGATGACAACCGAGGTTGTATTTCCAAGGTTACGACAATGGCGGGGGAGTAGGAATATAAAATACAGAGGAAAGGAGGAAATTATGTTAGGAGAAAACGCATCAGCATGTGACCGGGGTGAAGAAACACAGGTAGGGGGAGAAATCATTTCCCTCCGAGGAGCAATGGAACGGGTAGAAAGCATTTTTTCAGATCACAGGCAAAAGCTTATCCCCGTCCTGAAACAGCCAGAGCTACCGAAGACCGGAGAGGATGTGGAAACAGAACTTGTTCCACGGGCATCGGAGATCAGAAGCATACGATATCGCCTTGAGATTCTTGGCGACCTCATACGGGAAACGACACGGCTGACTGAGGCGTAGAAGCGGCAAAAAGATCAACTTTGTGACAGTTCTTTGATTACATCTTGCGGGGAGTGAGGGTGTGGGCAAGTGGCCGAGGTTGTCGCTCATAGACCGTTGGTACCAAGCGGCAGGTAGCTCCCCGCATCATTGAAAGGGGGGTAAAACGAAATGCAGTAGATAAATTGTCGGCAGAGTGGCGGTAGTTAATTGACACAATGTAAAAGTCTCGGGGGGTGTGGAATAACCGCCAACACGCCCTCCCACCATTCGGAGATAAGTAGGAGATGGACTATACCATAAAGGAGGAAGTATCGTGATAGACACAAAAGAATTGAGAAAATCGGCATCAGCAGTTTTTTTAGCCACCGATGAAGCAGTTGCTCAAGACCTATCCACCAAACTCAAAGGTGCGGCTCAGGCCATAGATGACCTCAAAGATTTTGCTATATGGATGGCGGGTTGTGGATATGATTTTTGCCAACATGAATATTTCTGTCTGAAGCGTGACGAGCTCTTAAAGGGGGGATGAGAGGAAGCCATGACCCAACCAGACTACACAGCTGTTCGGGAATACCGAACAAGTGAAATCAGAGGATGAGGCGATGCAGGAAGAAATGACCGAAGCCAGGGAGGACGCGATCTACACGTACCAAGACCAAAAGAGGGCCGCGCAACGTGATAGGGATGCAGAGATTGAGGCCGAGCGAAAGGGGGATTGTGAACGAGATGAAAAGTAAATGCGTAACGTGCGGCAGAGAAGTTGAGCCGGAGATCATATCATACGGCAAAGGGTATGTTGGCACCTGCCCAGTGTGCGGAGGGGTTGCATATAACGAGAAGGAGAAACCGGAGGAGGAATAGACCATGATTGACCAGATCAAATCGAACGCATCATTCTGGCAGAAACTAGGCCGAAGATTCAGAAGTAAGGAGGAGAAGCGAAAGGTAGCCCTTGATAATCTCGGGGCGGCAATCGAACTGACCCGGCAGGATGGACGGATAGACGCTATCCGCAAGGCTTGGGATGCGTATATGTCTGCCCTGGTCCCGGTGGATAAGGCTGTGTGGAAGCGGAGTAAATATCCGTCAGGTGAAACGCTATGAAAGAATGGGTGATAAGGTTCAGGGTAATAGCACCATCAGACCAATGTACGCCCCTGTTCCGCTTGCCAATCGAAAGCACTATCATGATGGCCGAAACGGCAGATGAGGCGTGGGAGCAATGGGTTACAGCCCCGTATGCTTCACCGATAAACTGGTACAGAAAAGAGGAAATATACGAGGCGTGATCTCACTAGAGCAAATCGAAGTATTACGAATGAAAAGGGAGGAAAGGGAGATGGAAGCGAAAACATTTGATACATTACCACCGATTAAGTACGACGAAAACATTGCAGGAATAGCCAAACTCAAAAAGGAGTATATGCCATTGGTTATTACCGACCTTGACGACAAGGAACAATTCGATACTGTCCATGATGCCCGTATGGTCATGGTCAAGCTCAGAACAAATATCGAGAGGCAGCGCAAGGCACAGAAAGCGTCTGCCTTGGAACACGGGCGAAACGTCGATAAGAGGGCCGGAGAGCTTACTGACTTGTCAATTCCCATTGAAACACACCTCCAGACCGAAGAGGACAAAGTTACCAAGGAGAAGGAGCGTATCAAGGCCGAGGAAGATCGGCTTGAGAAAGAGAAGATCCAGGGCCGAGTCGATGCCCTTCAGGAATACAATGTTGTCCTTCCCTATCAGGACGTTGCCAGTATGAACGATGGCGTGTTTATCGAGAAACTTGATTTCGCTAAGACGGAATTTGAAGCCGCCGAGCAAGCCAAGGCCGATGAAGCGACCAGACTTACCGAGGCTCAAGCGGAGATAGACCGTAAAGCCATCGAACAGGCGGCGAGGGATAAGGAGGTTGCCGAGAAGGAAGAAGGGCTTAGAATCGAACGTGAAGCGTTTGAAGCGGAAAAGTGGGCAGCGAAGGAGAAGAAAGATCGAGAAGCGTTTGAGGCCAAGGCGAAAGAGGATGCACGGATTCAGGCCGAAAAGGATTCGGCTAAAGTCATTGAGGATGCTAGGATTGCCGCCGAAGAAGCTGAAACCGCAAGGCTCCTGCAAGAGGCGACTGAGAAGGCCGAAGCCGAGCGTCAAGAGGCGTTGAAGCCGGACAAGGAGAAGTTGATTGCGTGGGCCGAAACGATAGCCTCCCTTGTTGAACCAGACGTTCAAGACGCAAGGGCAAAAGTTATTGTTGATAACGGTGGCCTTGCACTTGCCCATGTGGCTGAAACTATCATAAAGAAAGCGGAGGAACTATAAAATGACTGAAAAACTAAAAGTCACAGATAAGAGGGTGGCAGTACTTACCCCGGCAAATACCCCGGCACCGGTGCAGCCAGAAGATTCGTTTCTGACGATATTCCAAGTATCAGCAGAGAAGGGATTTGAACCAGCCTTCATCGAAAAAATGATGGAATTGCAGGAGCGAAACGATGCCAACAACGCAAGGAAGGCGTTCTTTGATGCCTTCGCTAATTTCAAAGCAGAGATGCCACCGGTAAAAAAAGACAAGTACAATAAGTATTTCAAGTCTTGGTACACAAGCCTTGGGATGTTGCTCGACACCTATAATCCGATACTCGGGAGCAATGGACTTTCCCTACAGTTTCCTTCGCCAGAGCAGGGTGATACCTCAATGACTGTAGCGTGTAAGTTAAGCCACAGGCTCGGGCACAGCGAAACCGTTACCATGAAGGGGCCGATTGATACCGCCGCAGTCGGAAGGGTGAGTGGGCAACCATCCAGAAATGCAATGCAGGATTTGAAATCAACCTTTACATATTTGAGGTCTGTAACGTGTGAGTCAATTCTTGGGGTTGCTGGTACGGAGGGAACGGTTGACGATGACGGGAACGGTGCGGGTGAGGTGGAGTATATTACCGAGGCGCAGGTAACGGAACTCAAAAAGGAGCGCGAAAAGCGCAAGGTAGACGGGCCTAAGTTCTTGGCGCACTTTGATGTTGACTCTCTCGATAAGATCCCGGCCAAAAGATTCAAAGAAGCCATGTCGGTCATGAAGGCAAAGCCAAAACCCGAGAAGGGGGAAGAGCCTGCCCGAGTACCGGGAGAAGATGATGAGTGGATGGAAGGCGAACCGGAGGGGAAATTATTATGATAATCGTTGACTGTGTACAGATGGAAGAAGAGTGGTTCCTTGAGAAGACCGGGAAACCGGGGGCAAGTAGCTTTGACAAGATCATTACGACAAAGGGCGAACCCTCAAAATCAGCGAAGAATTATCTATACCAGCTTGCCGGGGAAACAATCGTGGGAATAAAGACTGAGACATACCAGAACGCTATCATGCAGAGGGGTATCGAACTGGAACCATCCGCACGGAGCCTGTTTGCAATGATATACGATGTCGAGGTTAAGCAGGTTGGCCTGTGCTATCCCGATGAACAGAAGAAGTATCTTTGTTCCCCAGACGGTCTGCTCGAAGATGCTGGCCTGGAGATTAAATGCCCCCTAATCCATACCCACGTTTCCTATCTCCTTGGTGGTAAACTTCCGACTGATTACTTCCAGCAGGTACAGGGGAGCATGGCGGTGACGGGCTTTGCTTCCTGGTACTTCATGTCGTACTATCCAGGCATGGCCCCGTTCATAATCAAGGTCGAGCGGGACGAGGAATTTATTGCGAAATTAAAGGCCGAGCTTGATTCGTTCTGCCTTGAACTCGCACTCACCGTAAAAAAGCTGAAGGAGTTGGCGGCATGATCCCCTTCGTTGGCACGATAGCACACAACGGGAATAAATACTTTGTCGAGTATGACCTTGATTATCTCATACAGGCACACCTCGCAAAGCTGGGTAAAGAAACAAGGGTTAGATCGACTTTCAAGAAGTACCACAACAAAAATACTACAAAGCAGAGGGGGTATCTTTTCGGAGCTGTTATCCCCCTGATAACGGCCTTGAGAGAGTACAAACGACACGAACGGGATCATGTCTATTATGTCTTGAAGCATGAGTACCTCACAAGCACCGACTCGCACGGGAACACTTACGTTGTCCAACTTAGGGAGGATAGTGACGACCCGGCAGATGTTAAGATGGTGGCGTTTTTCATTGAGCAGATAAAGGATGAGGCCGCAATGGAATATGGGTTTCCAATCCCCGATGCGGATAAGGACTACAATAAGGGTGAAATAGAGGACATGGTGACAGAAATTGAGAGAGGATAGGAGGTAACGGAAGAATGAGAACATTTATTTTGGTGGTTTTTTGGTTAGAACTTATCGGAATGATCCTCAAGGGCGTGACAATTATAGGTGACGATTACCCACGGCGAGTGAAGAGATCTTCCGATATAGTTGGGATGATATTGGCTATGGGTTTTGTATTATGGTGTGGCATAGTCCTGTGGAATTAACGAGGAGGTAACGGAAGAATGAACAGATACGAGGAAGTAGAGAAATACGGTATCAATACGAGGGATAAGAAGTATCTTGATTCATAACAGATTGCGTGGTATAGTGAGCAGTATGATTACTAAAATATGTGAAGCATGTGGCAAAGAATTCAAGGTTAAGCCATACAGGGAAGACACCGCAAGGTTTTGTTCCTGTAGGTGTTGGACTACATCCCAAGAAAGCAAGGGGATAGTCAGTCGGTCTGTTAAAAAAAGGCATAGAATAAGCCCTGTTGTGGGTGATAAGAATCCCAACTGGAAGGGAGAACACAAGAAGGATGTTGCCTGCCTTAATTGTGGGGTCATATTTGTAAAAAGAAAAGACTCTAGCTCTCACAAGGATTTTTGTTCTATAAAATGTCACGACATTTTCCAAAAAGAAAACCCAGTCTTAGGAGAGGCCTCCCCCAACTGGAAGGGAGGTAAGATACCAAGATGGGTTACGACAAAATGGAGAAAACTTAGATTGGTTGTAATAAAAAGAGATGATTACAAATGCTCTAATTGTGGCAGTAGCGCTAATCTCTGTGTCCATCACATAGTTCCAGTTAGGATCGGTGGTAAGGACACTCTGGATAATCTAGTAACTGTTTGCAATATATGTCACCCAACAATCGAAAGGAGGATAG